ACGCATAACCTTGGCAACTTTCTTTTTTGCTTTGGCCTTCTTCATAAGCTTCTTTTTGGGAGCATCATCTTCTTTTTTATGCACTTTCTTAATAAGCTTATGAATTTTATCATCGGCTTTATGGATGCGCTCTTCTTTTTTATGAAGCTTATCTTCTAGTTTTTTAGGACTACTTTTCATTTTTTACCTTTGTTTCGTTTTGATATAGCAGCAGCTTTTCTTTTTGCATCTTCTTTTGATGAAGCACCCCATACCCTTAAAGATAGGAGCAATCTTGTTGGCTTACCCTCAGCATCTCTTTCAGGACCAGGCATATTGCCCATTCTTGCAAGAAAACTTGCCCTTCTTGGGCTATCACCTGATTTTACAGGTGATTTAAGATTCATTCCTTCAGATTTTGCTGAGGCACGACCTTTTGCATTTAGACCGCCTTTAGGATTTTTTCCTTCTTTGCGCTGCCATGCAGCAGTTTTACCCTTTATTGCAGCCATCTTAAAGTCCTATGTTAGTCATATGTTTAATAAAAAGGGGGATTTCTCCCCCAGTGATTATCTTACTCGCGCAGTTTCATCAAATATTAATCTTCGGTTTACCTTTTGCTGATCTTTTGTTCGTTTGAACTTAAGATTTTCTGGTTTACCTAGGATCTTGTAAGCTATTTTTGTAGCTTTCCCTTTAATACGAAGCATTGCAGGCATTAAATCTCTCCCCAATCTCCATAATATGGTGGAAAAAATGGAGCTTTAGGGTACTCCCTATGAATAGGAGTATTTGATAGATTAGCCATGGCATTAGGATCTTCCTGCACCATTCTAGCATCAGAAACTTCAGTTCGACGTCGAGGATCTATATTGGCATAGAATGTATTTGCTATAGTTCTTCTCATTAACTCATCAGTCATTGCTACCTCCTATAAGTGAGTTGAATTGACTAAACTTTCTTTGGGAAGAAATGCTTTGCGCGTTGACTATCATCATAGTCCATTTGATGATCAATACCTCTTATAGTGTCATCAAGACCTTCAGGAAGATAAGGACCAGTCATAGGATATGGTTTAATCATTACTTGCTGTGGAAGATTTGCAATAGCGCGATGATCTTCATGTATCATTCCGGCATCATACATCTCTTGACGTCGACGCGGTTCAGCTCCGGCATACATACCATCGCCTACAGCACTAGAGCGATATAAAGCGCGCTCATCCATTCTATACATATCTGTCACGCCTCTGCCGTATTCATCATCTCTTAGAGCACGTGGTTTATATAATGTTTCCTCGTCTGATCGGCGAGTATCTTGCCGATCATAAGGGTAAGATCCAAATCTTTCAGGAGCGCGATCAGTCATGTGCTCATCATTATGTTGCTCATGCATATGCTCAACTGAACGTGAGCCACTCCGCATCATGCGGCTTTTGGGTTTTGAATAATAACGTCTTGCCATGGTAGGCCTTTCGTAGAAAAAGCAGCCGAACTGCTAGGTTAATATCCTCTAACTACTTATACAGGAACATCTGGTGTTACAGGCTGTTCCTGAGCCTGAGGTTCTGTTATAGGTTTTTGTTCTAACTCTATGTTTTTCAATATATTAATAGCACGCATTACATGATCTAAATCTATGCCGTCTAGCTCTTTTATCGCCTTTGCCCTCTCTAAAAGTGCAGACTCATGATCCATTTCTGCCTTAGCTCTTCTTTCTACTGCAAGTGCTTGGTTTTCTCTAACTCTGCTGATTCTTTCGATACCAAGTCCTTGATCGGCCGTCGCCCGCGCTTTCGCAAGATCTGTTCTGGCTTCTTGCTCTCGCATTGCAGATTCTGCTTGCATTTGCTGCATTCTTGATTGAGACTCTGTTGCTCTTGCGATTGCTTCAATAAGCTGTTGCTTGTTTTGAAGGGTAGAAGCTTCGAGAAGTTGCTCATTAGGAACCGGAACACCTGCTTCACGGAGCTGGAGCAGCTGAGCAAATTGCATTTGTCGCTGGGTTGTTGTATTGAGTCCTTCCTCAACTGTTGCATCATATCTCCCAAATAACTTGTTATAAAACTGTGGTGCTGGATCGCCATGTATTATTTTATTAACTTTTCCAGGCGTAAAGTTCTTTTGTATAAGATCTATAAAGAGTCGGCCAAGTAATTTACATGACCCATCAAGCTGGTCAAATAGGATTTGCAATGTAGTAAGCCCAGCGCCTTGTCTAAGCATCGATAATATACCAGCCTTATCATCTACTGCTGAACCTAAAAGCTCTTCATTGACGCCCGATATCTCACTTACTTCCTTAGCAAGTAATTCTGATAATTGGATCATAGATGGTGGAACTTGAGGTGGTTGAATCTGCTCAACATCACTCATTTGTGCTTCTTCTTTAAGAGCAAGTCCACGACCTTGTCCAGAAAGGAAAACATCTTTAGGATTTACTAGCGCATTCTCTTTATATTTAAATCCAGAAGTTATCTGGCTTTCTAATATATCTAGTTCAATTACTCGACGTCGATTATAAAGATACTGCGCATCACGCAAACCTCTTACTACTCCTTGTATACGCCAAGGCCAGTATGGCGATTGTGGATTGTAATAAGCTAGAACTGGCACAAAGGGGAAATAATCAGATCCAGTAGGAAGTGGTCCGTGATACATAACTTTGCCTTCTACCACAATAGCTAGTCGCACTGTAGGTATTTCTTGTTCTATTACCGTGATTTGTGGATATGTTTGTAGGAATAATCGCAGTGCTTCATCATCATTGCCACTCCACTCAGTAGTTTCACCTGTCTGAGTGTCACACAGCATTCTCTGCCATCTGAAATCACGGTAATAGTACTCATCGTATGTTAATAAGTTTTTTAAAGAATAATTATACGATTCAGGAACAAACTGGAACTTGCCATCTCGACCTGTTCCAGTATATCCACCAGTCAGCCCTATAATCTCATCCACCATGTCAGGAAGAAGGGCGAGGACTTGTCTTTTTGTGAGAAATTGGCGCTTCCATATAGTATTGCAATCAGATAAGTCATGCTTTCTAAAATAGGGATCGATAAGGAAGCTGTTATATGAACAGTTATCAACGCGAATATTACCATTTACCGGATCTTCTCGGTAATCTACCCAGACTTGGAGAAGATTCATTCCAGTAACAAGACACCCTCTAAATGCTTCTGATATGGTCTCTAGATAGTTATCCTTCTGATTCATCCATGAGAATATCTTAGTGAATTGAGAAGCTGTAACCTCATCAGCATTCTCTATAGGCGTGCATATAATAGATTTACGATTACGGCGTTGATATCCGTCAATCATATTTATAACGCGCTTGATTCGATTGAAATTAAATTGTCGTCGTCTGTTGGCAGGCAAGTTTCCATAGAGATCATTCCAGAGCGTCTGATCACCCATCTCAAACCGCAAATCTGTATCTGCTTCACTCCAAAAGGATTGCTGTATGGTTATACTTTCAGCATAGAATGCTTCCATGCGAGATAGGATATCTCTATGCTTTTCGTCATAATACTGAGGTCCTAATTGTGGAAATAACATTCAATTATCCTTTGCCGCGATATAAACAGACTGTATGTACCATTCTACATCATAAAATTTAGTAGAAGAATACATAGGATTATATGAGAGGCATAAAAAGAAAAACCCCATAAGAAAGTAGGCAAAACTTATGGGGAAACACAACCAGAAAACGAAGGAAGAGTTTGATAAAATGTGGTAGTTCTATTCTATAAAAACAGGTTCTGATTGTCTATCAATAAGGTGGTAAATCATCTCTAAATACAGCGGGCATTACCTTATTTACGCCGTACATAGCCTCAATATACCGCTTATCAAGCTCTTCTGCGCTTAATCCATCTTTCATTTTAGGAAGCGAGATACATAGATAACGTAAACAATCTGCCCAATGACTAGACCAGTCATGAAGGGGATGAGCAGCATAAACTTTTCTTCTAATATCATACTCTTGTCGATAGTTTTCTATTGCTTTAATAAGATTTTTACAGCTTTCATCAATCCAAATCTTTCCTAGTGCGGTTCTCACAGCTTCTATTCCATCTTCAATATATAAATCGGGAGCTATTACAAAATTTATACCAAGTTGGCGCGCCTTATCTAAGCGAGTAGAACCAGATCCCAACTCTTTTACTCTAATATCGTGTGGAGCGAC